AAATACTTTCAAAAGTATTTGGTTAGATGGAAGGTTTATACAAATTATTAAGTGATATTCATTCAAATCTTTTTGTCTTATTTCATAAGACTTGGGTTTTTCACTGGAATGTTATAGGTTCTGATTTTCAACAACTTCATACTTTGTTTGGTCAACAGTATGAGGATATGTTTGCAGAGATTGATCGTCTTGCAGAACATATGAGATTTTTGAATATTCGCCCAGTTGGAACTCTTACAAGAATTGTAGAGGTTTCTACAGTTGGGCAAGGTTCGGATATTGTTCAAATTGATGAACTTGGACAAAGACAAATTATTCCAGGTAAACCAGTTGTAAAAGCAGAAGATATGGTTAAAAGACTTCTTGCAGATAATTTAATCTTTTTAGAACTTTTAACGGAAGCGTCCGAAGCAGCTGGAGAACAAAGATCATATTCAACTGAAAATATTCTTCAAGATTTAATGGAATCTCATGGTAAGTTTGTATGGATGTTGAGATCAATAACTGAAAAATCTCAAAAAATGTCTATAGAGGATGTTGCAACTGAAGTTCCCCCACAAGAACAACCTGTACAACCTCAAATTCAATAATACTGATATTTAATTGATTGATTAGAAATGGAAAATTTAAAAATCAGATGTCGCTCCTGTGGTAAGGAGATTGAAGGGCATCACAGTAAAACTGTATCATGTGGTTGTCCTAATATGGCAACTATTCGTGGTGATAAGATTTCGGCAGTTGACTTATCCAATGTTGTTATGCTAAACTCTTATCATACAAAAACAAAATCTGGTGTTCTTACCAATGAAGATATTCAGTGGCAAGAAGCACGTCGTCAGCGTAAAGTTAGACGATTAGATTTTGAAGTCCGTTGAGGACTTTTATTGGCGAGATGACTGAGTGGTTTAAAGTGGACGCCTTGAAAGCGTTTGAGGTGAAAGCCTCCGTGGGTTCGAATCCTACTCTCGCCGTTTAACAAATATTACAAATTTAAGATTGTCTTAAGCACTTTCTTGAAACCAACACAAAGTTGACATCTTCCAAATACTGACTAGTATAACTAGTAGTATTCAATCTAAACCTTATGGATCAGCACACCTACGATAATTGGGTGAAGATCAAGGAGACCTTCGAATCTTCTGGGAACATGGATAATATGTTCTATAAGAGAGCAGTTGAAATAGTCAAAACCCGAAGAGATCCTCTTGCAAAGTTTCTTGGAGATGAAAAATGATGGAACCATTTGACGATGATTATGTAACTCGTACAGAAGTACAGGAGATGATCGATGCAGCAATACGACGACACAACCGTAATGCTTCTATCATTAGCATGTGCGTTGGTTGGGTGGTTCTTGCTTTATTTGCTGAGGGACTTCTAAGACTCGTAGGTGTTATTCCACCATTACTTCCATGGATCAACATTACCCTGAAATAATCGGTATTGTTTTCCTTTTAGTATTTGCTGCCACGATGTTTTATCAAGGTACCTGTATTATGAGAGGTCAGAGAGGGTATTCTCTCCGAGACTATATGAAACAGGAAAGTTCAAACATGCGTAAAAGAATAGAAGACTTACTCAAAGACAAATGATAACTATCATAGAAGAAGATTTAAAAGAATTACAAGAATTAATATTACAACAAAAAATGAATCAATTATTTGAAGAACCATCAACTTACGAGGACGAGGAAGATGACTAAAACACTTTTAATTGCAACTTTAATCTATTTTTCTACGATTGGATTGTGGATTTATTGGGGATTGACTCATGCCTACCCACAATAAGAAGTATCAGTTTGCGATGACTTGCTTTGTAAGATCTTATGGTAGAAGTGTTTTAAACGATAACTATATAAAACAGTTTTGTGAAGAATGGGCAGAATGGGACGTTAACCCACCTCTAGATGATACTGTAGATCAATATTTTCATTACGAATATAAAAACTGGAGAGGAATATGATTTTTCATATTGTGGAAGCACTTGCTGCAAGTCAATTATGGTTAGGTTTATGTGGTTTTGGTGTAATTGTAGTACCCATTTTGGGAATTTCTTTTATACATAATACTAAAGATAAAAAATAATTATTAAAAAGTATGGCATTTAAAATAGTTTTTACCATGTCTGGTGTTAGTGAGGGATCTAATTGGTCTGCAGAAATGGTTTTTTCTGCATTATCTTTAAGTAGTGTAGCTTCTACACCAATTGATTCGGGTTCAGGTAATACTAATCTTTATAATGGAACTACTAATCCAGTTGTAAATATAACAGCACCTGCTTCAGTTCCAGTTGCAATGGCAATCGATAAAAGAATTTCTAGTATAAATAATGATCAAATTATAAGAAGAATAAGTAGATATGAGGGGGGTGATATGTCATATGTTACTTGGAGAGATGCAACAGCAGTTAACAGTACAGCTTTTAATATAAATACCCCACAAAATCATGGACAATATCCTCAAGCAGGACTTAGTTTTGATATAGTTCAAGAAACTTCAGTTGTTGGTAATAAATTGTATAATGATGTTACTGGTTTTTGGACCCAATATAATCCTACAGCTAAAACCTATACATTACATCCAAATAAATATACTTTACTTTATAATTATAGTTCTGCATATCCTCTAATTTTTTCTAGAGGAGGAACGTTATCAATAAGTGCTAGTGACATTTGACAATTTTAAATTTTTAATGTAGTATACAAATACCGGTGGCAGCACTGGGATCCATTTGACAAAAAACATAAATAACGGTAGATAAACTTATTCTACCAAAATGAGAACGCATAAATGTGGGCATTGTGGAGAAACTGACCCATCTAAATTTTATGGACACAAAAAATCCGTATGTGGGGTGTGCCATAACAAATATACATTAAAGTTGGGGCAGAAAAAAAGAAGTTTTATTATAGAAGAAATGGGAGGTAAATGTATTTCTTGTGGATATGATAAATATTCATCAGCACTTCAAGTTCATCACTTAGACCCTTCTCAAAAAGATGCTAAATTTCATGGGATTCGTGGATGGAGTCACGAACGCATTCTTGACGAAATAAAGGGATGTGTGCTATTATGTGCTTGTTGCCACGCAGCAGTTCATTCTGATGAGTTAAAACTACGGAGTATCGCCTAACTTGGTCATGGCACCTGCTTTGGGAGCAGGAATAATTTCGGTTCAAATCCGAATACTCCGATTGCCAGTTACTTCACTGGCACACTTGACTAAATAAGGTCAAACTCTTATAATATCTGAGTAATTCAAAAACTACAATGTCTCTGATCGAAAAATTCAAGAAAGATATTAGCACTCTTCGATCCGCTGCTAATGGAGAAATCTACCTTGATGTAAAGAATCCGAAACTTTATAAAAAGGTTTTCCGTTATTATCAAAATGAAGGGGTTGTTTTTTCTGGAGAACCACTTGATGATTATGAAATGTTAATGGAATATTTGGAAAGTGATCTTGAATCTGTTGAAGTTGTTTAGGGAACATAGTCTCGGGATGACTATAAAAGCGCACTGGTCGGGAGCAACCCCTTTATGAAAAAGTCTGATGTATTAAGATACATTGGGAATATTCTTCTCTTATCTGGATATTTTGTTCTTTTATGGGGAGATCCAAAAGTTGGATTACTTGTCAAATGTATTGGAAACGTTTTTGTAGTTCCTTTTGCTATCAAGTATAAGTTTTGGGATATTTTAGTATTGTGTGCTTTTTATTCTGCAATAGAAGTTCCGAAATTAATTCAATTAACCTTTCCTAATTTGTTTGTAAATTAGGTGGTGGAGTCAATGACCCATTTTGTCCTCGTCGGATTGGACACAAAATATGCCGACTGGTGTGGATGGGGAAACCCCGCCTAGTTTCTTATTTCTAGATAAAAAATAAGTGGCGAGCCTGAGTTACTAGAGGTGGGTTGCATAAACTCACCTTTTTTAGTATAATAACTTAGATATAAAATCATATTGTATGAATATACATTTAACCTATTTTGGGGATAACAATTTTTCCATAGGTAAAAATAGAATTAAAAAACAAGCAAAAAACTTTGGAGTATTTAAATCTATTCAAGAATTTGGGGAATCTGATTTAGAGAATGATTTGTTTTGGAATCAATATGCAAAACCATTAATGAATCCTCGTGTAGGAATGTTCGGGAGATATTATGGTTATTATGCAAGTAAGTCTTATTTTGTTTTAAAGGCACTTGAAAATATTCCAGATAATGAAGTTCTTCTTTATATTGACTGTGGTTGTGAATTGAATAAAAATGGTTTAGAAAAACTTGAGCAATATTATCAAGAATGTATTGAAACTGAAGGTGTCTTTTTTACGCTGGATCTTCCAGAAATTCAATGGACTAAAATGGACACTTATCGTAGAATCATTGGTGACAATGATGAGTATATGATGACCAGACAAATTATTTCTGGAATTTTTTTTGTAAAAAATACTCCAATGATAAGAGAATTAATTCAAGAATGGATAAATATTGGGGTAGAAAATGAAGGACATTATTTGGATGATAGTCCTTCTCAGTTGCCAAACGATCAAATTTTTAGAGAGAATCGTCATGACCAATCTATTCTTTCTCTTCTTCTTAAAGTAAAGTCAGAATCTCATGATTTTACATTTCATGAGGATGACACTTATGAAACTATCTGGAACGCTGCTGGATTATCTGGTATTCCAGTTGGACATCAACAAGCAAAAGTTTGGAATACGTATGGTAGAGAGTATCCAATTTGGGCTACTAGAAATGGTCAAACAGATTTTACAAATTGTGAAGTATGAAAAAAGCATTAATTACAGGAATCACTGGACAAGATGGGTCTTATCTCGCAGAATTATTACTTGAAAAGGGTTATGAAGTTCATGGCATTATTCGAAGAGCATCCCTTATTAATACTCATCGTATTGACCACATTTATGATTCTATTACTCTTCATTACGGTGATCTTACTGATTCTACCAATCTTGTAAGAGTCATTCAGCAAGTTCAACCTGATGAAATTTATAATCTGGGTGCTCAGAGTCACGTTAAAGTTTCTTTTGAAATGCCTGAGTATACTGGTCAAACTGATGGATTAGGAACTCTTCGCATTCTTGAAGCAGTTCGTCTTTTAGGAATGGAAGAAAAAACAAGAATTTATCAAGCATCCACGTCAGAACTTTATGGGTTAGTTCAAGAAATTCCTCAGAAAGAAACTACACCTTTTTATCCACGTTCACCTTATGGAGTTGCAAAATTATATGGATACTGGATCGTCAAAAACTACAGAGAATCATATGGATTACATGCAAGTTCTGGAATTCTTTTCAATCACGAATCCCCTAGAAGAGGAGAAACTTTTGTCACAAGAAAAATCACTCGCGGATTATCATCTATTTCAACTGGGCAACAAGGTGTATTATATCTCGGCAACTTGAATGCAAAACGTGATTGGGGACACGCGAAGGACTTCGTAGAGGCGATGTGGTTGATGCTTCAGCAGGATGAACCTGATGATTATGTGATTGCTACAGGAGAACAATATTCTGTTCGTGAGTTCGTTGAGGCAGCAGCACCATACTTTGGAATGAGTATTGCATGGGAAGGTGAAGGTATTGATGAAGTTGGTATTGATAGACTTACCAAAAGAACGGTTATTAAAGTAAGCTCTAAATATTTTAGACCTGCTGAAGTAGAGACCTTATTAGGTGATGCCACTAAGGCAAAAAAGAAGTTAGGTTGGGAACCTAAAATTTCGTTTGAACAATTAGTTGAGGAT